TGACACCAGCACCGAAAGAGTGGCAGCAGCAACTCCTAACGCTGTTGGTGGTGACGGTGTGGATGTCACACCTTCAACGGTGTGGAGAAGTTGGTCTGTCACCTCTGTTATTTGTAAAACACCATCAACATTAACAGTGCAATAGGCCCTGATGTCGTACTCTGCCCCAACCTCGACATCAGTCAGTATTATATCATTGGCAAGTCCAATACCCTCCACCGCTATCCACGGATTAGTACCTGCCGAAGTATTATGGTAAGTGACATTGGTTCTTTCTATATTGGAAAGATGATACAGACTTGCAGCAGACCATGAGAACGAGACAACGATCCTTGGCAAGAGGGTGCCGTCTGGAGTCCTGAAAAAAACAGACTCGTCAGACCTGACCTCGGAGATGACAGGTGCGCCAATTGCCGATAACGGATTAGCAGGAAGACTGATGTTCGTCGTAAAGTCAGGGATAGTCCCGGAATCTGCCGTGTGTACTGCCGGGGCAAGATCAACAACTTCAACCTGAGCAGTAAGATCACCGGACGGTCTTATTGATTTGACAAGCACATCGACTGTCTCGGTCAACCGCTCGCCAAAGGTTATAAGATCGCCAACCTGTATACCACTGGTGGCCTCATCAACAGGGGTTGATAGCTCAACTGTATTATAGTCTCCAGCACCACCAGCAGGGAAGACAACATTATGGTAACTGGATGTCATATCGTTTAGCCGAATTCTGACACAATAATCAGTGGCGGCCTCGAACGTGCATATCTCGTCCAGTTCAATATGGGTTATGTTTGTGGATGATAAGGTGAGAGATTTAATCCTGCCTGACGATATGTTCTGCTTCCAGTTGGGTACATCGTGGCTCAGTTTTACAAAATCACCTCTCGTACAGACCAGATATTCTATATCGGTATTAAACCTGTGAATTTCAGGCCTTAGCTGGGCCGCAGCCATATGGTATCTGGCCAGCATGAAGACATGGACAGGGTGTGTTGTCCCTGGCAGTTCCAGTTCTTCAAATTCGGTTGCCGCCAGATCCCCACCTCCAGCAACAGCCGCATACCCGTCAGCATAGACGATTCTCTCATCCTGCCTATAGTTCTCAAGCTCGTTGATAAAACGGACCTTCCACGCATGGGGTGATTCATAGAAATTTTTATTTGAAGAAAACCCAAAGGAGTTGCGGGGTGTAAAGTGCTGTACCGGTGTTGTTCTCGGTTTGTCCTGCACCACGGAGAACTTACCGTCAAAATAAGCTGGTGACGCTTTCCCGGCGGCGGCTATCTCGGTCAGAATATCATTCACTGATGACTGATAATCAATAATTTTATTGTACTTTAAACCAGGGACAACGATGGAATCGGTTGCCGTGGCGAAAGTCTCAGCCACATAAACTGCGGTAATTACAATCTCATCTGTTGTCGATGCAGCAAGGACAACATATTCTTCATCATAGTTTGTAGTGCCTGAAATGAGGATATGCGTGCCGGCCTCAACACCGTGACCAGTGACAGGTATACCAACAGTGGTATCATCTAGTTTGTCCACGGCGTCATAGTTGCCTGTATATCCTATGCCAATTATGGTATCGGAACAGGAGGCGTGCCAATCAATAAGCTCATCAAGATCAATCTTGGTATCAGCAACCGCATTATGGTTCGCTGGACCCTGCAAAACGTGGCGATATAAATCAGCCGGATTGCTTGAGTCTTGAGCTGGTAGCCAGGCGGCGGCAACAGGGTCATATATTTCTATATCCATGTTGCGAGCCATACAGTTGAAGGTGTCAACAATACCGTTTATCTGGTCAGTTGCCTTGATCCGCACCTCAACCATGGTGACATCTGTTTCGGTAACAGCATCACCAGACTTTATACTAAGCAGGGTGTCCCAATACATGCTGTCGATAGATGTTGTAGCGGGTCTGTCTGCCGTTGTTCTTCTCACCTGGACCGTGTATTGCCCAGATGCCACACTGAAATTATAGGTTTTCCGTAAGGTCGTATTGCTGTTCGCTGTAACATTTAAGTTGTACCCGCTTACAATTGTTCCTGCTGATACATCTACGGTGTCAGTGCCGTTGGAGGTTACGATAAAATCAGAGGCGTTCGCAATAGCTGCAAAAATAGGCAAGCCAGTCACCCATCGTGAAAGGTTTGTGATATCCCCCGAATCAATAACATGGGGCTGGTTGGATACTGTGGTCACAGTAGCAACAGGCACAACTGAAGCGGGCGCTTGATTTCTGACAGCACGCTCCCAGTCTGCCTCATAGCCCGTGACCGGATAGATAACAATCTCGCCAGTGAAAATGTTTATTCCAAGGCCCCACACGAACACCTCGATGACCTGTCTTTGCACACCGTCATCATCGTAATAGTACCTCGGAGTACCCCAACTGAAAACGGGTGATTCCCTCGCGGAATATGAACCACCTGAAGATAACGGGTACACCCAATCTGTAGTGCCGTATGGGGCATATCTTATTTCAATACCGACACTCAATATAGTAGGATACCCATAAAAATATTCTGCCAAGCCATACGGGAAAACCATATTTATACTGATTTCCTCTGTATCGGCTCCTGTTGACCTCTCGACAATTTCCGCTGCTGCCCAACTTGCACCATAAGCGACAAGAGTATTGACATCATCAACGTCAACATCCGTCTTGAAATATTCAAGACTATCACCCGGTTTTACAATGTTGTACTGCGCCTCAAGATAAGCCCCCAGCTCTGTCTCACCAATTCGCATATCGTACACATCAATGTCACCATGCCCGATAATAAACAATTGCCTGAGGTACTGATCATCGTTGTGGTTTTCGGTGTATGGCCTAGCGGCATGGGGTGGGGTTATCCTTGCCGTCCCAAGGACTGATGGGACAGGCCCATACGGGTTGTATGGATTATTGCCCCCGGCGATTGATGGACTTACCTTGGCAATATCATCGGTGCCGGAAAGAGTGTCCATCTTCGGAACAGGAGGGGGAGCAATGGCGTTTACTGCCATCATGCCAACCATTGAAACACTAGCGGCCAGGGCTGCCCCTTTAAATGTCCCAGCTAACCCAGCGGCATATGGAGCATAAATAGCCACCGCAATAACCGCTATCGACAGAATGGTGTTCAGTGGGTTTTTATCATCACCACCAGATGGGACCACCCTGAAAACAAGCAGGTCATCCGCTTTTGGGATAATAGAACTCCACAGATACCTTGCAACAGGTTCTCCGTTTAACCAGATATGGGCATTGAGGCAGTCTGACAAAACAACATGGTTTGCCTGCAGGATCTCCGCAATGGTTCTACCGACACATATTTCAGTCGTGAACCTCTTACTGGACAGGATATCATTGCATCCTGTTATTTTTACGGTATCAGGCAAGGTCTGCATGTCTATAAATGCCAAGTATTCTTTTGTTCCAGCGTGTTGCTGTGTATTTGTCGATACATGCTGAAGTTGACTTCTGGATGTGAATCATTACGCCTCTTGAAACAACGACCCCAACGTGTGGATTTAATGCCTTGAGCAGTAACACATCTCCTGGCCTTTCTCTGCCAAGCTCAACCGGAACCCATTTTGCTGACTCTTTATCCATCAAGTCAAACAACTCAACAGGGTCAAACTCCTCGGCATAGGTCAGGGACGGCACTTTGATATTAAACAGGTCATGGTAAATCATTCTCGCCAAACCCCAACAGTCGCACCCTCCTGGTTCTCTGCCAAGGGGCTTAAACGGCATCCCTATATATTGACTGACATCAAGCATTAAAACATCCCTGGGAAGTTAGAAGGCCTGAACCGTGTGCCGGGGTAAGGCTCATTAATAAAATGGTCTAAAACAAGACTTGCTGTTACCGTCAAAGCGTCATACTGAATATTTGACAGTTTAAAATCTGTAAACTCGACATACACGTTGTCAGGGTCACTCCCCAGGACAACCTGAATCGTTACAGTCGGTGGTGACGATATCTGTCTGATCGCGACAACGATGTCCCTGCTAACATTATCAATCGTCAGTTTGCCGGAACTGAAACCGCTGTCTGGATCGTCTGGCAACGTCAGGTTGAAAGGGTACGCCAAAAATGTATTGCTGTTGCTTGTGGTTGAAACAGCGTCACTCGTTACCCTGAGAGGCGTAGCAAGATCAGCATGGTCAATAGTCAAAAGGACAAGGATAGCCTCACTGGTTTCTTGACCGGCAAGGGCTGCCAGAAGATTATTGTCAGTTGCTCCTAAATCCCTACTCACGGTAACTGCTCCAGGTTGAGATCAACCATGTAATAGTCCCCTGAAGAATGGCGCCAGGCGGGCTCGGAGACAAAGCGAAAATTAGCCGTTGATTCTGTTCTGGGGTTTTCCCAAGTAAATTGATCAGCCCCACCGTTGGTCGTGGTGACATAAAACGTGTCAAGTGTTGCTACCTGGGCTGTGCTCATTTTTTGGCGAACGGTAAACGGCCTGACCCCAGCTGTGTGCCTTCGCCGAACCTTGGCAGGACCAGCGTCCATATCGGTACGGATCAGGGTGTTGGGCGGCTTTTCTGAATAACCGTCGGAGAGAACATTTTGCGGGAGAGTTGCCGGCCAGTTTGCCATTTATCGCCTCGCCAATGCAGGTGACAGACCAAACGTATTCTGGATAGCCTTGAAGGTTTCGCCAAAATTACTCACACCACTTGCGGCCGCTCTGTCAATCATTACGTCAAGCTGCACACCACCGTTGGCGGTCTTGGTCTGGGTGGCTGTAACTTCTGCCCCTGCGTTGTTGTTTATGTTGACAACGACTGAACCGCCAAGACTGCTGTTTGGTGACACATGCCCGCTACTGCCCATATGGAGCAGTTCAGGCCCACGTTCACCAATGAGGTAAGTTTGCCCTGAAGAAACAGGACCACCAGATGCTCGACCAGGGGCGTTCCAAAGCGTGGAATAGTCGGTGTTTGTCGGTGAGGTGCCGGGGTTGTCAAATAGCCCGGTAATACCGCCAGCTATCCCTTGGGCCAACGGCTTGAACACCATAAGCCGCATAATCTCATTCATAATGTCGTGGAGGACATCGGTGGCGATCTGGCCAAAATCTTTGACACCCCTGGAGAGGGAATCAAAAGCTCCAGTAAACCCGCTCTCCAGGCGACCAGCAACGGTCTCGGAGATGGTCTGGACCATGGTGATGTCTTTTGACATCTCGGAGAATGTTTTCTTGGAGGTTTTCCCTACGGCCTCCAACCTCTTGTCAAACGTCAAAAAGATGTCCAGCTCGGACATTGAGTTAATAGTGTAATCCTGAGCCGGGTCTGGTCTTGCAAAGGTAGATGTCCCAGACGATAGCTCGCCGCTGCCTGAGCCTGTCGAGTATGTGCCAAAATCAAGGTCGTATGTGGTGGTGCCGGTGGGAGAGGGATCAATCACGTTGCCAAAAGCGGCATTTGTACCACCACCATGGCCCCAACCGGCCACCATAGCATCCTCTTCCTTCTGGTTCCACGGCCAATAAGAATGAGTGCCGACAAACGGGACAACTTCACCCTGAAGGGCCTGGGCTTGTTTCAGATACTCTTTCTGACCCTGAAGGGTTTTGACGTACTTCTCGATGGCATCGGAAAAAAATTTATAGCCCGCGGTAACGGCTGCCCCTTTACGGCCATAAACGGCCAGACCGATGAGTCCGTATTCCAGAAGCTCATGGTTGTCCTTGATGACGTCCCATGTTTCAGAGATGGCTGTCTTGGTATTATCAAGATACTCAGGGACCTTGAGCTTGATCAGCTCCTTGTTGGTCTCCAGCCAGAGGGAAAGCTCGGCATTGACGCCGGAAAGGGAGTCTTTCATGGCATCAAAGAGGCCTGCGGCCATCACCTCGCGTTCTATCTCGGTGACATAGGATTGAAAGGTGGCGGTCAAACCTTGCCAAGAAGACATGGCGGAACGGGCGGCACCACCAAAATCACGATCAAGGCCCTGCCAGATAACCTCCAGGATCCGGTCGATTTCCATACCTGACTTCTGGATCTCTTCAACGCCCATGCCAAAGGCTTCCTTCAGGTACTTCCTGGCATTAATGCCGGCCTCGGAGAGCTGGTTAAGCTCTTCAGCGGAAAGTTTCCCCAGGGTTTTCATCTGGCCGAGAGCTCTGGCCACTCGCGGCATGGCTTCCTCGCCAAACAGAGAGGCGACATCCACCAGGGTGGTCAGTTTGGCAACGGCTGGGTCCAGGCCCATGGCTGTCATCTTGACAAATGAGTCGACGGTCTTCTCGGTATTGACCGGCATATTAAGGGCCCAGGCGTTAATCTCCTCTAAGGTTTCCTTGCCACGGCCTTTAGTGAGGGCGTTAAGCTTGATTTCCATCTGCTCGAAAGTGGCGGCAACTCCGGTGAGATGACGAAGAACAACGCCGGCACCAACAGCGGCGACAGCGTTTCGTATATTAAAAATAGACCCCTCCAACCTTTTGAAACGGCTGGCCATGGCACCGGTGGCCTTATTAACCTGATGCTTGAGGCGTTCCACCTGGGCACCGGCCTGGGTGAGGCCGAGTTTTGCCCTGGAGTTATCGGTGGTGATTGTTATGGTGGTTGACTGTGAGATCGGCATTTCAGACTGTTAACCTTTCCTTATCTGGATTCTGACTTCTGTTTCCCAGGCTTTTATTTTTTCAAAAAAAAGTTCATTTGTTTCCGCCCCAGACCTATCAGCAACCTCAATCAAAACCTGCCAGTTGAGGGCCAAGGGCTGCCCCTCCATGGTAAAGCTCCACTGGCTTGAACAGAGGGAAAGCAGCTCGTACACTTGATGATTGCCGGAAAGAACCTCTGGCGGAGCACCTTCGCAAGATCTACAGTCAAGTTTTCTTTTGAGTTGCCTGGCTGCCAACCGGCATATTTCACAGTATTCAGGGCCGCGGGACTTGTCCGTGCAATGGAGCCATGCCGCGACCTCTATCAGTTTTTTATTTCTTTCTCCTCGATAGTGCGAAGACCGTTTGCTTCACGCTCAACAAGGGCGCCAACCACAGGATTTTCAATAACCAGAAGCTTGTTCTCCGGCGTCACATCGAGGGGGTGGCCATTCTCATCAACAAACCCGAACCAGTTATCAATGGCCTCGTCGGCCGAGGACAGGGCATAGGCCTCATTGTCACCATCGGCAAGGACAATAAGCTCGCGGATCCGCGATCTGGTCAACTGATTGACTTCAATCCAGACACCATCTTGGATGTCTATCCGGTTGGGGCCGCTGTTCTTTTTTATCTGTAATGCCATTCGTGGTCCTTTTTTTAGTAAGTCGCTACCGCGTTATCCAGGGTCAACTGGATTGCCGAGGCCTCGGTTGAATCGTCATAAAACGCCTGGAACGGCAATGTAACATTGACACCCATGGGCCCTGAAACCGGAGGAACCTGCTCCTCGAAAACCAATTCAGGGATCAGCAGCTCCAACACCTCGTTACCTGCGGTACCATCTCCGGAGCCCTTGGTCATGGTGAGCTTGAGACTCGACTCGGTAAAATTAACAGCCTTGTTGTAAAGCGTGATAGACTGAAACAGGGCGGTTATGCTGCCGGTGACAGCAACAACACCTTCCGGAATCTCCGCCCGCTCGCCATCCGCGCCAATACAGTATTGATCACCATCCAGATTGTTGGCGATGGTAAAATCAACATCCTTGACAATAGCGATGGCGGAACCGCCTTCCTCAATGGCTCCCTCAAAGTTCTGGAACGGGCTATGGGATAGGGTGTCCGGGCTAGCGTCTGCCGAGGAGGTATCAATGGTCTGCTTGGCACCCATGATGTCGATATTAAGAGGAGCAACCCCGCCGCGGCCGGAAAAAGAGAACCCCATAGATCCTATCTTGCAGCCGTTGAACTGAAAATATTGGCTGATGTCGGTAAAACCTTTTTCAACCCAGAGGCCTGTCGGCAGGCTACCGACAGTA